AAATAAAAGTAAGATGTATAGAAACCGATATCGTATATGATTCATTTCTTGATGTAACAAGAAAGACTGGAATAAATTATGCCAACGTAAATAGTGTCTGTACAGGTAGAAGAAACATCGCGGGTGGCTTCCATTGGGAATATGCATGAATCAGAGTAGAATAACATTTACGCCTGTTCAACTTAAAGCTTTGGGCGGGAGTCATGCCTAGATTTGAAGTAACTGAAAAACAAAAAGAATACCTTTCATTATTAAAAGGTGATAAAACATATGTATTGGCATATGGTGGTTCCAGATCAGGTAAAACAAGAGCAACAATAGAGTATATTTTCAGAATGTGCATGAAACATACTTTAAGAGCAGTTGTCTTAAGACAAACTATAACTCATGCCCGTGCATCTGTTTGGGCTGAAACTATCTTAGCTGTTGCAAAGTCTTATGCAAATATTCCAGATTTATTCAAAATAAATCAAACAGATTTAACCATTCATTTTATAAATGGATCAGAGCTTATTGTGGGAGGTTTGGACGATGCAGAACGTATCGAAAAAATATTGGGAAGAGAATTTGCTATTATTTATTTTAATGAATCTAGCCAAATATCCTATGAAGCGGTAAACATATGTAAAACCAGACTTGCACAAGTAGTTGATGGCTTTAAGAATAAGTTTATATTTGATTGCAATCCTCCCCCTCCGACTCATTGGATTTATAAAACATTCATAGAAAAACTAGACTTTAAAACCGGTAAACCGTTAGAAGATGAATATGCAATGATTAGAATGAATCCTATAGACAATTCTCATCTTTCAAAAGAATATCTTTCTATATTAGACAACTTACCAGAGAGAGAAAGAAGAAGATTTAGAGACGGAGAATTCGTAAAAATAGAAGGTGCAATTTATGCAGACTTTGATATTCACATTCATGTAATTAAACAAGAAGACTTACCACAAATGGAGTATTTTACTGTAGGCATAGATAATACAGGCACAAACTTTGCAGCTGTTTTAATAGGCTGGTCTGGTGGTAATATTTATATACTGGATGAAAAATCAGCATTCAGAGAAACGATGCAAAACTTTGATGCCAATATGCAACATTCATGGAGACAATACAATTACGTAGCCTATCCAGATCCTGCCGCCGCCCAATTAAATGACTTAATCTGGAATGCAGCAAAATCAGATAATTCAGTAGAAGCAGGAATCAATTATATACGAGAGAAGATTAATAATAAACAGTTTTTCCTTTTGCTCAATAAATCAGGCAAGATAAATACACCAGGCATTCTCCAAGAACTAAATGCATATAGATATGACGATAAAGGTAGAATACTGAAAGAAAATGATCATTTTTTAGATTCAATTCGGTACGGAGTATATAGTCATGCCAAATTTGGAGCCTCTATCATAAAAAAAATATAAGGGGATGTTATATGTCACTATTCAATAATAAACTATTCAAGGAACTACAAGAAACAAAACAACAACTAAATCAGGTTAAGAAATCAGCTAATGATACTTGGGGTAAACTTGAAGAGTTTATGTCAAGAGGAAAAACATCTTCTCTTTCTCTTTCAAATGAAATGCAAAAGGTTGGAGATCCATATTATACAAATCTCTACTACAGAAAAGCTATAGATAAAGCAGCTTCCATGATAGCTGGACTCAGAATATCAATCGTCGACAATAATGGTAAACCAGTACCATCAAACAATCCTGTATATAAGTTGATGCAATATATAAATGAAGACGATTCTCAAAGAGACTTCATATTTGAAATAGTTCGATGCCTAAAAAGAAGCGGAAAATGTCACATCAAATGCTCAACAGTCAAAAGAGTCGGTTCAATTCCTTATGACATGACTATACTACAATCAGATAAAATAAAACCAAAAACAGACGCCCAAGGCCTAACTGGATGGGATTATAAAATAAATAATAAAACAGTATTCCTACCAAAAGAAGACGTCATATTCATCAAATATAAACACCCTGATCTCCCCTACGACGGTATAGCCCCAGGATCTTCTGCAATAAAAGAAATCCTACTCGATTATTACGCAAATGTTTATAATATAAATAACATGAGAAACGGAGCTCAGGGAAAAGGTGTCTGGGTAGATCCCACAGGTTCTCCACTTTCAGCTCAACAAAAAAATGAAGCTCAATGGGCAGTCGATAATGAATTCAATAAAGGAGTCTCCGGTGCAGGCGAATCAGTAGTCTTATCAAGAAATTTATCATGGATTAGAACATCAGAAACGAACAAGGATATGGAATATATTTCGCTGACTAACAAGATGAGAGATGATATATTGAATGCATTAGATATGCCTAAGGTTTTATTTTTATCGGCTGAGTCTACCTTTACTAATTTGAAAGAGGCGAAGAAGATGTTGTGGCAGCAAACTCTTTTATCAGATGTTAAAATGATTGAAGAGGCATTGAACAATCAATTTCAAGATGCGAGGGTACAATTTAATATTAATGACATACCAGAATTGATTGATGATGTTGGAAGTAAGATGGGTTCTGCACAAGTTTTATACTCGATGAATGTTCCGATGAATGTTATTAATGAAGTATTAAATTTGAATCTTCCTGAGTATGATGGTATAGATGGGAGACAATCGGATACTACTTTTCAGATGACGGCAGAAGTTGTTGATACAATTAGAAAGCAGGATGTGATTGAAAATGAGAAGAAGATTAACATTGATGAGTTTTCAAAGCAAATGGAATTGAAACAATCTATTGCGACTATGTTGACGTATGAAAAGCAACTGAATAATAAGGTGATAGAATATTATAACAGCAAGTATAAAGAATTTGAAGAATGGTTTGGGAACAATAAACCAGAGGAACAAAAATCTATATTATCTAATGAATGGATGGATAAGTTAAAATCATATCTTAAGGATTTAATTAAGAATGAAACGTTCTTTACATCTATCAAGTCAGTAATTGAAAAGACTTTCAATCAAGGTGTTTATCGAACATACTCTGGTATTGGTGTAGATTTCTCACTCAATGACAATAGAGCAATTCAATTCTTAACAGCGAGAGGACTCAAGCTCAAGGATTCTCCTGATGTTGTTATTAATTCTATTCTTTCGCATCTCAATAATGATAAATATACAATAGATGAATTAGCTAAAACTATTTCATCGGTTTGGAAAGATGCATCAGTGGCAAGAGCTAAAAACATTGCAGTAACCGAGACGACTGCTGCATATAATGGTGGTAGATTAAAAGGAATGACAGAATTGGGAATCCGGAACAAGCAATGGATTAATAGCCATGACGATAAGGTTAGACATTCCCATGGTATTAATCAGATTGTACCTGTAAATGAAAAGTTTACATTAGCGGATGGTTATCAAGTGTCTTATCCGGGTGATGGAGACGCAGAACATGCATGTAATTGTCGTTGCGTTGTAACTAGCGTTATCAATTAAATAGGGAGGAGTTATGAAATTATTAGCAAGTGTTTCAGGACAAGGTAATATGTCTTATGCTTGGGTAGGCGTGCAATCCGCCAACACAATAAGTTTTTCAAATGATGGAGTAGAAGATGCAGTTGTGGTTGTCCATGGTATTTCTATAACCATTAAAGCAGGTGAGATTCTTCAAGAAATATCTTTTCCAGTAAAGATTCTTGATATTGGCATAACAACTAATTCAGCTTGGCGTTTATTAATAGGAGACTAATATGTGGAAAAAATCAGATGATGCTATAATGCATAAAGTAAATAACACATTTACTAATTGGGATGACTTACGATTCCCAGTAACAGCGACTAAAGCCAGAGGTTCTAAAGATCCAGGGTTTGATAAAGCTTTTGATAATGTAGCAGGAGACAGTCAGGGGGTATTTACCTACTTCTTTGATAAGACTGCAGAAGAGGAATTATACTTCAATGTACAGATGCCTCATGCTTGGAAGATTTCTGATATAGGAGCTCATGTTCATTGGATACCTAAAACAAATGGTACAGGTTCTGTGTCTTGGGGCTTAGAGTATACATGGGCTAACATAGGTGA